CTATTTAATAGCTACTTATGTTTGTTGTTACCCATTATCTTTTCAGCACCACGACTTCCAAAGTAACCTATAAACACAATAGTAAGTAATTCTTTGACAACGTCAAGTTCATCTAATTGCATAACCCAACCTGCTACAAATGCTACTGTTAGAAATACTAGAGTAAGTGGTCTAACGTTTTGTGCTAACCAAGACTGCGAGTTACTGTCTGCTACCCAACGTTTTGTAATGCCGTCAAACTCGTGTATCTCTTGATCTAGTTTGCGTAGGGCGATTTGTTTATCAGCATCTGACATTTCACTACCACCAATAATGGTCCTAACGACATTACCAATAGGGGTATCATTAGCAAGGCTGCCAACGACTGAAGGGATCTTAGAAAGTAGAAACTGACCAACTTTTGTATCTTTAAACTTTTTTTTGCTCACGATGTTTTAACCAAAGTTCTTGTGCTTCTTTAATCGTTATTAAGTTTTCTTGTAACAATTGTTTTATTGATAAATATAATTCTTTGCTTCTATATTCCGAATGAATGTCCTGTTTCGTCATCGCTGTAGCGTTTGTCATCACTACAATTAGGACAAGAGTTACTAAGTTTCTCATAGTGTTTGTTTGTTTGTGCTATCAATATAGCGTTAGTAAGTTTGTCGATACTCTTGCGTATCTCTTTTAGTTCGTTTCTAAGTCCGTTAGACTTAATTTTTAGTTCGTTACTCATTTCTTTTTTGCAGGTTTGTTTCTACCTTGTTTTTGTGCTCTAGTACAATGACTGTATTTACCTCGTCTATTTAAACTCTTGCCCATAATCAATAGTACCTGCCGCTGTTCTAGTATGTCCAAATAACATTTTTGTCCTTATCAGGATCGTTGTCTGTGTGAATGAATGTGTCTGCAATACCGAAACGATTAAATCCTGCTTGTCGCAAACTGTCAATGATAATCCATCTATTTCTTGAATCGGTACAATGCAGGTCCACAGCATATCCGTAACAATGTGATGAATTTTTGCTACCTCCAATATGTTGGTTTCTTTCTTTTGTTCTGTATCCGCTGTTGATTTTAAACGGTATTCCTGCAATAGTTCTTGCGTTGTCGAGCATCTGTAATGTTCGTGGCTGCATATTAACACCGCTACCTTCAAGATCAGGAGAATCAAATTCACTAAGTTTAAAATGTTTTAGTTCCATTATTTCAAAATACTTCTAAATGCTTCACTACCTGCTTTTATGATTTCTTGCTGTAATGTAATCATTTGCGCTTCGTAAGCATCTTTTTGTTCTACTAATGTTTCTATTTGCTTTTGTTGTGATTCTACTTTTGCTGTAAGGTCTGCTACCTCATCAGGATTACGACCAATAATAGCATATATAACCACAGATAAACTACCTACAATCATACCTACAATGGAAACTATAATATCTTTATTTTCTGAAGGTATTGTATTGTTCGCTAAGTAAAGCAACAAGAATATAACTAAAACAAAAATTCCTGCTGCACCTGAGTAGTGTACTATGTCCTTTTTCTTCATTTTAACTGTTTGTAGATTTTTGTTATGGTGTAGATTATGGTTAGTATTAACACAACTGTTTGTAGCTGCGTGTTTATATTAGGCATAGCACTAAATACTATTGCTCCTATATTTAATCCGTATATTCTCAAGTCTTGTATCATTATGATATTCCGTATTTTCCTTTCTGTTCATTATACTTAGTATCTAGTTCAGAAGTAGTAAATGTAGTATCGTATGCTCTTATTTCACCCAAATAACCATAACCACCATAAACACTATCAGGGTCATTAAAGAGATAAATGTCTGTATCTACTGTTTGTTGCGGTGATACATCACCAAAGTCGTGATTATTGTAATTTGTTTCATTTGGTTGATAACGGTGCAGTCCAAATTCATTATTACTATAATCCCAATCAATTACAACCATAAACCAATCTGTATTGTTTACAGAACCTACATAGCCACTATTCACGTCTGCATTATAAGATGTATCACGAACGAAAAAATTAAATCCTTCTACACTAGGGTCGTAATATCTACAATAAGAACTACTATTTGCAGCATTCTTAGAGTGAAAGATTACATTTAATCCACTAACACCTGGACTAATGGAAGGCAATCGCATCCAAAATAAAAATGTTAAAGTTTGACCTGATTTAGTGCTTAATGCTCCACCGTGTACAGAACTTGGAATCTTAAAGTAGTCATCTCTAGTAGATAGATTTAAGTAAGTTGCTCCATTTACAGTACCTGTTGAAGGAACAGATGTAACAATTTCAGCGTCATAATCATTACCACTTACATCAAACCAAGTTGAACCACTACCAGTCCAAGAGTTAGAATTATTAGCGTCTAACCAAAGAATTAAGTTATCTTCTAACGCTTCTGATGCACTAGGTATAAATAGTCTTTTGTTTGGCATCTCTAGTAGTTTATATCATAAGAAACAACTTGTGCTTTTGTTGTTTTAGCATTTATAGCTGTTTCGTGTGTATTACAAGCCGTTCTAATCCCATCTCTTTCTGTTTGTATATTACTAGGAATAGCAGTGCTTTTTTCACTCTTTCTCGTAACATACCAATCAGTGTCCGATAGCTTATCATTCGCTAATTGTTTTGCTTCTTTTATCTTATTTGCTTTTAAATCTGCTAAACTTTCAGTCCAAGTTTTATTGCTTACAGGATATGTAAATTGACTGTTATCTGTATCAAAATAAATATTGCCAAGTTCTTTTATTCTACTATCATAAGCAGGAATGATAACATCGTAAAAACCGTGTACTTCCAAATCATCGTCAGAGAGTAAATTAAAACCCGCTATAATATTACCGTATGATTTTGGTACTGTATTATAGACTTTAATTGTTCCGTTGTAATCTTTTGCTTTCATATTATGGTGTTGTATCTACTTCAAATTTGTTAATAGCATATGCAATCTTGGCTGCACTATCTGTATCATCTAGACAGGTTACTTGAATAATATTAGGTTCTGCTGTATCTAACTCTGTATCACCTACTCTGTAAAATGTATCAGTTGTAAAGTCCGAGTCTAACGTGATAACTGCACTTGTAAGAGTACCTGTCATAATTATATCTATCGTTTGACCTGTTTTTAAACCTTGTATCGTTAGAGTAGCTGTTGTAATGTTTCCTGTTAAAAGAAATACACTTGCATTTGCTGCGTTTAAGTTTTGACTTCCTGTTGAACTACTTGTTTCTTTTTCTGTGTATCTATCCGCTAACTCTGCGTGGTCAACAATGTCATCGTTTAACATTGCGTTAGTAACAAAGTTGTTACCATACACCTCGTCAAAGTTGTCGTTTAGTTTGTCAAAGGCAGTTCTTAATGGGTCGCCTGTACCATCGTTTGCTGCTGTTCCTAAATTTACTGTCTGTTTAGCCATTTTATACTAATGATTTATCTGCTGTTAAAATTGCACTATCTGCTCTGTATCTTGTATCGTCTGATGTTATTGCTAACGTTTCTATTTGTCCTGCCACTAAGCTACTTAAAAAACAATCAGGTGAACTAAATGCAGGTATAGACTCGGCAATAGTGTTATCTTCATCACCGAACTCTGTAAAGCAATATATCTTACCCCAATTAATTGTGTTAGCCATAATTACTAATTCATACAAGCAGGTTCACTATCAATGTCAATAGTACTTTCATTGGAAGATGCTCCCCACCAAGAACTACAATATATTTGACCCCAATTAATAGTATTTGCCATATTAATACAATACTTTTTTCTTGTTTTTGTTATTAGTCTTGTTAAGGTACTGCGTCAGTTTCTTAACGTTTACTGCTTTAGGTTTGTATTTCTTTCTTACAGTACCCATCCACCAAATATATCTTTATCTGGACTTACATCCTCATTATTGTTTGTGTAGTATTCTGGATATTTAGAACTAGCGTTAAAAGACAAATGTTCTATAAGTCTATCCGTGTAATACTGTGCTGTATTTCTTTCCTTTTCTAGTAAGTAATCTACCTCATCTCTTGTTGCATTTACTGCATTCTCTGATGTGTGTTTAAACACCCCCTTGTTCGCAATACTATAAGCAGCGAATGGTAAGTACTCAACCATTGCCCAATGTATTAAACAAGGTTTTATCCACTCGTTTACTAATGTAAGGTAATCTCCTGCTAAGTCATCATCTATAATGTGCTGCTTGATTTTGTCTATCAAATCAGAACCGAGATAGTTCTCTATATGTTTGTCTTGTGCAATCTTAATGTATTGTATAAACTTGTCAGTATCTACATTACCACTCATTGCAGTAAACTTTACTATGTCTTTCCTTGTTACTAAAAGTGCTTCTGCCATTACCTACGTGGTTTTAAAAATCCATTGTTTTTCATATTCTTAGGAAGTTTTGCAACTCTTGGGTCATTAGTTTCAGGTTTAAACCCTTCTTTTTTTGCTTTGTTTACAGATATTTCTGCTTGTGGGTTTGTAGCATCTGGTTTTACACCTTTTCCCATATACGTTTTACGCATCCAAAAATGATGACAATCACCACCGCCTTTGTACAACCATATATCGTAGGTATCTGCACCATTAGGCCCCCATCCTGCATTTACTGCTCTTTGGCTCATTTGCATTATATCTTCTTTGCGATAGATTTTCTTTGCATTTACCATCTTCTTACAGAACTCCCTGCTGTTTGCTTGTGTTTTAAGAGGTGCGTATTGGTATCTTACCTTGAACTTTAGTCCATCTGCTTCACCATCTTGTTCACTACCTGCGTTTGGTCTTGCAGTTCCTGTACTTGCTAAACCAATCATTTTGTCAAGTGCTTCTTCTTGGTCATAATCAACAGGTCTTTCATCTACAAGTTCCCACTCGTCTAAATCTTCATCTTCTCCAAACTCATCTAACAAGTCAAACATCTTGTCATCATCAAAAGTCTTTGAC